GACGCCTTAGAACAAAAATAGTAAAAAAGAGTAAAAACTTGTAATAATATATTTATACCCTGCTCGGGAAGAGCGATAACCAATGTCAATTTAAAACCAAAACCAATGACACTATTTTATTCGACTAACACGTGGAGTAGTCAACCACAACCACAACCAACACAACAAACCTTAGACCTTTGGAAGCATGTTGCTAAAAAATCTAACTGGAGAATTGTGCAACTACCAAACGGTTTTTATCAAACCGAATATAAAGATCCAGACTGCGAGTGTAATCCAGAAAAAGATATATGCTGCGAAAAATGGATAGACGTAACGAGACGCGAAACAATTGAAGGAGCTGAACAAGCTATAGACGCTTCGATTAACCACTATGAGAAAAAACTTTCTTATATTCGCGGACCACAAGTCGTTAAAACCTTTAAGTAAATAAATAAAATTTAATCTAATCAAATTATGGACGGAATCGTCAAAAACCTTAGCTTTGGAAAAGAAGCTAAAAATAAGGTATTTAAAGGAATAGAACAACTCACAAAAGCTGTTAGCTCCACACTAGGAGCTAGCGGCAAATGTGTTATCATGGAGGATAACTCTGGTAATCCTATAATAACCAAAGATGGTGTAACTGTAGCTAATTCAGTTATACTAAGAGATCCTGTTGAAAACATGGGCGCTACACTTTTAAAAGAAGCAGCACGTAAAACAGTTAAAGAAGCAGGAGATGGAACAACTACAGCTACAGTTTTAGCTCACTCTATAATGAAAACGGCATATTCAGATGTAAGTTCTGATAAAGGCTTTAGAGAAATGAAAGATGGTATATCATCTGGAGTTGAAAAAGTTGTAGATTATTTAAAATCTATATCAATAACTGTAAAGGGTGACATGATAGATGACATAGCTACTATATCCACTAACAATGATAAAGAGTTAGGTAAACTAATAGCTGACGCTTTTAGAGCGGTAGGAGAAACAGGTGTAGTAACAATGGAGCCATCAGACGGCGGTGTAACTAAAGTTGAAATAGTAGAAGGCGTAGAATATAATAAAGGATTTTCGCACGCTGAATTTATAACAAACAAAGAAAAAAACGTTTCTGAACTAGAAAATGCTTTAGTTCTTTTAATGGATTCAAAAGTAGATTCAATAAGGCAAATACAACCAGTATTAGAGTACGTAATAAAAAATAATAAATCACTACTAATTATCGGCGAAATAGAAGCAGGAGTGCTGTCAGCCTTAGTAATGAACAAAAAAAAGGGCAATATAAAAATAAATGTTATTGAACCTCCTTCTTTTGGATTAAGAAGAAAAGAAATATTTGGAGACTTGTCGCTACTTACAGGGGCTACTGTCATAAATGAAGATTTAGGAGATGACCTTAGTTCTATACAAGTTGATTATTTAGGTGTTTGCGAGAAGTCAACATCTACGCAAGATCAAACAATAATACAAGTAAATGACGTTTCTGAAGAAGTTGAAGACATTATAGCAACTATAAAGGAAGATTTAAAAAAGAAAAACAAACCTCATATTCAAGTTGGGTTAGAGTTAAGATTAGCTAGACTAAGTGCAAAAGTAGCTGTTGTTAAAATAGGTGCTAACTCTGATATTGAATTAAAAGAAAAAAGCGATAGAGTTGAAGACGCTATATGTGCTACAAAAGCTGCCATTAAAGAAGGTATTGTACCAGGAGGAGGTATTGCTTTGTTAAATGCTTCTAATGTTTTAAAACCAAAAAGTATTGGCGAAGAAATATTACTTAAAGCAATAACAGCGCCTTTCTCAACACTACTAGCAAATGCTGGTGTGGTTTTAACATCTGAACAAAAAAAGCAATTAGAATCTTCTAAAGGCAAAGGGCTAGATGTAGTTACAGGAAAAATGGTTAATATGGTTAAGTTTGGTATTATAGATCCTTTATTGGTTACTAAAAGTGCTTTAATTAATGCAGCTTCCGTAGCATCAACGATATTATCTACAGATTGTGTAATCAATAACATGAGAATAGATGAAGGCAATAGGTAGAAATTTAATAATAGAAAAAATAAAAGAAGGAACTACTGAAACAAAAGGTGGTTTACTTTTAGCAGGTTTACATAGAGACGATATAAGGTACGTTAGAGCAAACATAGTTGAAATAGGAGATGAAGTTGTAGGATTGCAAAAAGATGACGTTATATACTACGATAGGCATGCTGGACACAAAATAGAAATTAACGATAAATCATACCACGTAATTAAGACACAAGATGTGGTTGTTGTTTTATGAAAAAGCTAGATGCAAGTAATTTAAAAGATTTAAACTTGCTAAAACATTACCGTATAATACGCAAATGGGCTTGTAAAAACAACAACTTACGTGAGTCTGATTTAGAGTTATTAATATATCTTGACTGTATAGATCTTTTTACAAAAAAAGATTTTGAAGCAGGTGTATATTCTTATAGTTGGGATAATAGACGTTGGTCTAGATTGATAAAAGAAAACTGGATAACTGTTTGGAGAAAAAGAAACAGGACAACGCAAACCTACAATATATATAAAGTTTCTTTCAAAGGTAAGCAACTAATAAATAGAATTTACAAAATAATGCTAGGAGACGAAAAAATACCTACTAGCTCTAGAAGAAACAAAATAATAAATGGTAAATCTTATATGGATAAGGTTTTGACCAAATCCATAAAACACGTAAACAAAGATACATTATGATTCCATTCATCAACCCTAGCTTCACGAAAAAAGGAATTTTAGCTGCGCTAGGTTCTAGACTTAGAGGTAGACAATCTCAATCACCAACTAGCAGCAATAGCGCAAGTGGTGACATTCAAAGCTTAACGTCAAGAGTAAGTGCATTAGAATCAGCACAGCAATCGTCGGCAGCTTCAGCTCCACCTTCAGATCCAGCTTCAGCACTTGCTGCTGATATGTCAGATCAAGGTTCTTTAGCAGCTTCTAACCCAAGTATGATAGGTGTATCTCAGATGCAAAATAGCCCTATAAGTGAAAAAGCTTTTGGCTTACCAAACGAACAAATAACGGGAACTTTTCAGTCTCAACCTCAGCAGATGTTAGAAGACTCTATGAATACCCCTATGATTAACATGTAAATAAAAAAATTATGCATAAAACAGATCCAAATTACAATGAAACTATGGCATCTAAAAACGCTCACGGCGTAGTAGGTGAAAGCGCTATATGGGACGGACCATTAGATCAAGAAGGTAGAGTACACGGGATGGGCTCTAGCTCAGGAATAACAGGTATGCAAATATCAAAAGCAGCTGTACCTTACAAAGGTTTAAATGCTGTTTTGTGTGCTCAAGGAAAACAATATTAAAAAAAAATAAATGGGACTATTTAGAACACAAGATGCTGTAATAAGCAAAGCAATGCCATTGACAGGTGCAATGATTGCAAGTATAGATGTTAGACCAGCTTGGGAATTTCAAAATCAATCAGGCACACTTGGTACTAACTTAAATTCATCTGTAATATACTGTGGAGACATGGGTACTGCTGGTGATGCAAAAATAACTGTAATATTACCAGGAGTGGTATCAGCAACAGGAGGTGCACCAGTACCGTCTCAAGCTATAACATTTGAAGGTTTACAATCAGGAACTATACTTCCCGTAGCTGTAGATTATGTAACAGCAGTTGCAGGAACAGGTATAACAGTAAGTGACTTTATAGTAGGAAGATAAGATATGGATACAAAAAAAGGATATACAGGACAATACTCTGGTAACTATCACAGACATACTAGAGTAACTCAACATAATTATAAAGCTGTAAGAGCTGATGACATTCATCACATGAAATACTTAAAAGAAGACATTGATTATGATAATGAACATGGTCACAGTGATATAGATATGACAGCTGACGAAAAGCATATATCAAAGCTTGCGGGTGACTTGAAATATGATGAAAAACATCATTAAAAATAAACAGAGTAAACTGATAAATCACATAAAACAAAAACAAAAACAAAAACAAAAACAAAAACAAAAATTATGGCAAAATTTGTAAAATTTAAAATCGCAAACAACAACGCTACTTTAGCAGTTGGAGGAGATTACTCTAGAGATGTATTAGTAAACGTTGATGACATTGAAAACGTAGCTGATGTTGTAGCTGCAGGAAACTACAGTGTAATAGTAACATTAAAAGGAATTGTTGGGTTAGACGCTGCTCAAACTATTAATTACGGAGCTGATGCAGATCAAACTGTAGCAGCTGGAACAATAGGTGGAAGAATACTTACTCTTCAAGTTTCAAAAAGCCCTATTGGAACTGCTACTCCAGCTAACGCTGATGAGCCAGTTGCAATCACTGTACCTGCTAACATGCCTTCTCAATCTATCATAAAAGCTTTAACAGCTAACCCTGGTGGTGTAGCTGCTTCTTGCCAGTTAGGTAAAGACGGAGCTGGATTACCATCTAGCAACCAAATGTATTGGTCAAGCGCTGTATTTAGTTCTGACATAGTCTTATAGTAGATGAAGTCTAGAGGACTTGGCGACAGCATTGCTAAATTCACACAGAAAACAGGTGTTAAGACTATCGTAGACAGAGTGTCTGATGGTCTTAACATTAACTGTGGTTGTAATAATAGACAAGAGTGGTTTAACGAAAAGTTTCCTTACAGAAGATAATATGGCATTTAGAATTAATCCTCCGTTTGATTTAAACAAAATGAGTACATCTGTGTTTGAAAGAGACATGGGAGAAGATCCTGTGTTTGCTAGAACACCTAAAAACGGAGTTATTATTTTAAATGAAGACTTAAAAGATCCAATAGAAATAGAAAAAACCTTAGCTCACGAGAAAATCCACGTTGATCAATACAAAGACGAGATAAAAAATCCAGGTACTGGATTAGACTACGAGGTTGATTCTAATGGAGCTGGTAGAGTGATGTTTAAGGGAAAAGAGTACGACTATTCAGTAATGCAAGCCGGTAAAGGTCCTTGGGAAAAAGACGCATACGCCGCAGAAAAAAAAATTAAAGCAAAAAAATAAAAAAAATAACAATGGCAAAAATGAAAACAAATCAAGACGGTGGAAGTTATTCTGCTAAAAAATCAAGCGCTCCAGCAAAGGAGTTAGCGGCAAACCAAAAAGGAGCTGCTAAGAAAAAACCAGACGCAAACGGAAATGGTGTCCCTGATTACGCTGAAGACGGTAAAGGAGCTTCAAGAATGGGTTACAGTCAATCTTTTGATGGTCCAGCAAGAAAAAATTGCTACCAAAAAGGAGCTGCTAGGGTTCAAGACATTATGACTAATGGAGGTGCTGCTAAATACATGAAACATGGTCCAGCTGATAAAGGACATGGAGATGATGACAGAGTACACACTCACAAGACTAGTGGATCTTACGGTTTAAACCCAAACACATTAGGTAAGGGTAGAAAATCTTTAGTAGGTCAAAAAGCAGACAATAATTTAACTATTACTCACGATCCTGAACACAAAGACTTAGGATTTGCTGGTAGACTTGCTAATTCAATGCTTTTTGATAGTACTGGATCTGATGATACTTATCCTGGTGACCATTTGACTTCAGTTAGAAGAACAGGAGGTTCTGCTGGATCTGTTAATAGACATGGAGAGACTATGATAGGGGCTAACTTTTTTCCACCTGAAAAGAAAATCACAACACCTACTGTTAAGACTGGTTACGTAAGTGATTCAAGATCAGGTAGACCATATGGAGATGGAGATACTATTTTTAATGATGCAAATCAAGATGGTACTATGTTAGGTAGAGGTTTATCTGCAGTAAAAAAGTACTTTAAATAATTGAAAAAAATAATTCAATGGCTTACGGGTGGCGTTATCAAAGAAGTTGGTGACGTCATCGATAAGCTTACTACCACGGAAGAAGAAAAACTGCTAATTAAAAAGCAAATCCAAGAAATAATGGATAAAGCTAATGCAGAGGCAGAGAGTCAAATAACAAGGCGTTGGGAAAGCGATATGAAATCAGATTCATGGCTTTCTAAAAACACACGACCTATGGCTTTAATATTTTTATCTTTTATGGCTATAGCCTTTATATGGGTTGATAGTCACCATGAAATATCTTTTACTGTAGAACAAGAGTGGATTGGATTATTAAAACAGTTACTTACAACTGTTTATATAGCTTACTTTGGATCACGAGGTGTGGAAAAATTCAAATCTATAAGTAATAATAAATAGTAAGAGTATTAATTAAATAAAATAAAATGAAATATTTAAAACTAGTAATGTACGCGTTATTAGTGCCTGGTTATTTTTTTCTAGCTTATATGCTTAATGAGAATCCAGCCACTCAAAAATATTCGTGGGACATGACATTTACATATTTTCCATATTTCTTTTTAGCCATATGGATTATAGGTGCAATTAGATTATTAAAAAAAACAATTAAATCAAATTAAATTATGAGTAAAGTAAAAGAAATGAAAGTAAATAAGATTACAGAAGAGCAATTGAAAACTGTAACTGAACAACAAACCAAGATGAATGATTTGTTGAGACATGTAGGTTTGTTAGATGTGCAAAAATTAAATGCGCACGGTGCTATTAAAGAGGTAACTGCTGATATAGATAAAACAAAAAAAGAATTAGAGGAGCAGTACGGTCAAGTAAACATAGACTTAAAAGATGGCTCTTACACAGACATCGAGCAGGAAGATGACAAATAATATTAGAAAGATTAGTATTGGGTCTGACTACAAAAACGATGCTATGCATTACTCTGTAGGACAACAAGTCTATGGTGGTCACGAAATATCACACATACTTTTTGAAGACTCAGATAATTCTTATAATATACACATAAAGAAAAACAACGATATATTGCCATGGAAGAAATTTAATTCTAACATGGCTATATCTGTTGAGTACGATTTAGAATACTAATGAAAAGCTTATACGACTTTATAGTTAGACCAGTTGGAAAAGAATACGACAACGAAATAGAAATAGGTGATAAAAAAATAATACTTAACACTAAAATAGAAAGTTTTAAATTTGTTAATAATATTGCCGAGGTTGTAGAAGTTCCTAAAGCATTTAAAACACCTATAAGTAAAGGTGATTTAATAGTTATACATCATAATGTTTTTCGTACGTTTTACGATATGAAAGGTGTTAAGAAAAAAAGTAGATCATCATTTATTGATGGTTTGTATTTCTGTGCATTAGATCAAGTGTATCTTTATAAGAAAAAAGATAAATGGAACTCTATAAATAATAGATGTTTTATAAAACCACTAGTTAATAAAGATGGTTTAGAAGTTAGTAAAGAGAAAAAACTTATTGGTATACTTAAAATAGGTAATAGCTCTTTAGAAGCTCTAGGAATAAACGAGGGTGACACTGTAGGCTACACACCTTATGGTGAATATGACTTTATTGTAGACAAAGAGCGATTGTATTGTATGAAATCAAATGATATTGTAATTAAGTATGGAGATCAACAAAACCAAAAGGAATATAATCCAAGCTGGGCAAGTAGCAGTTGAAGAATTAATAAAAGTAGCTAAAGAAGCTATTGTTGATTCAGACGATGATATATCGGCAGACAGATTAAAAAACGCAGCAGCTACTAAGAAGTTAGCTATATTTGATGCTTTTGAAATATTAAATAGAATACAGGAAGAAGAAGACTTGTTAAATGAGAAACCTAAAAAAGTTAAAGAAGAAACAGCTTTTAAGGGTTTTGCTGAAGGTAGATCTAAATAATGTACGAGCAAACTTTATACAAAGTATTAAAAAACTATGTTGATTCTAAAACTTTAAATCACAAGAACAAGCATAAGAAATGGGAATACGGTTACAATGAGGATTACGATATAATAGTAATAAGTAAGACTGGCCAGATAGGAGAAGTGTATGAAATACAAAACCTTAAAATAGCTTTACCAAAAGAAAATGAAGTCGTAAAATTCGAAAACAATAAGTGGAATTATTCTGAATACCCCAAGGAATTAAAGAAAATTAAATCTGTATTCGACTGGGAAGAGTACCCTTTGGATTTTAAAGAAAAATGGTATGACTATATTGACAAAGAATTTATTAGGCGTGAAGAAGGTTTTTGGTTTATTAACAAAGACGTTCCTACTTATATCACTGGTACTCATTACATGTACTTGCAGTGGTCCAAAATTGATGTTGGGAAACCAGACTTTAGGGAATCAAATAGATTATTCTACATATTTTGGGAGGCATGCAAAGCAGATGCCAGGTCTTATGGAATGTGTTATCTTAAAAACCGTAGGTCAGGATTCTCATTTATGTCCTCAGCTGAGTCGGTCAACCTTGCTACAATATCCACGGATTCACGGTTCGGCATATTGTCCAAATCTGGTCCCGATGCTAAAAAGATGTTCACAGATAAGGTGGTACCAATTTCCGTCAACTATCCCTTCTTTTTCAAACCGATCCAGGACGGTATGGATAGGCCAAAGACCGAGCTCGCGTACAGGGTACCCGCGTCAAAATTCACCCGTAGAAAGCTTGACGCCAATACGAAGGTACAAGAAATTACCGGTCTTGACACCACCATCGACTGGAAAAACACCGGTGACAACTCCTACGATGGGGAGAAACTTAAACTCCTCGTCCACGATGAATCAGGGAAATGGGAAAGGCCGAACAACATCCTCAACAACTGGAGGGTTACAAAAACAACATTAAGATTAGGTAGTAAAGTTATAGGAAAGTGTATGATGGGAAGTACATCAAACGCTTTAGATAAAGGAGGAGATAATTTTAAAAACTTATACAATGCTTCAGACGTTACAAAAAGAAACGCCAATGGGCAGACTAGCTCGGGATTATATTCTTTGTTCATACCTATGGAGTGGAACTACGAAGGATACATTGATTCTTATGGCGTACCTGTCTTCGATACACCAAAGAAAGCTGTAAAAGATCCTCATGGTTCTGATATAAAGCTAGGTGTAATTGAGTACTGGCAAAACGAAGTAAATGGCTTAAAAGAAGACCAAGATGGTTTAAACGAATTTTACCGTCAGTTTCCAAGAACGGAAGAGCACGCATTTAGAGACGAAGCTAAATCATCTTTATTTAATCTTACTAAAATATACCAACAAGTAGATTGGAATGCTGATTTAAAAAACAGCGGAATAATAACACAAGGTAATTTTCAATGGGTTAACGGTGTAAAAGATACTAAAGTTATATTTATGCCTAGTAAGCAGGGTAGATTTTTTGTATCCTGGATACCATCTGTTGAGATGCAAAATAGTGTTATAAAGAAAAATGGACTTAAATGGCCTGGTAATGATTACATGGGAGCTTTTGGTTGTGATAGTTACGATATATCTGGGACTGTAGACAGAAGAGGATCAAATGGAGCTTTACATGGTTTGACTAAGTTTAACATGGATAATGTTCCATCAAATCATTTTTTCCTAGAATATATATCTAGACCTCAAACAGCTGAGATATTTTTTGAAGATGTATTGATGGCTTGTGTTTTTTATGGTATGCCAATACTAGCTGAAAATAACAAACCTAGGTTATTGTATTATTTTAAACGTAGAGGTTATAGAGGTTACTCTATAAATAGACCAGATAAAAAATACAGTAAATTATCAACCACAGAAAGAGAAATAGGTGGAATACCAAACTCTAGTGAAGATATAAAGCAAGCTCACGCAGCTGCTATAGAATCTTACATAGAACACCACGTTGGTTTAAAAGATGATGGTAACTATGGTGATGTTTATTTTCAAAGAACTCTTGAGGATTGGGCTAAATTCAATATAAACAATAGAACATCTCACGATGCGTCTATAAGTTCAGGTTTAGCAATCATGGCTTGCAATAAAAATAAGTATAAACCAAATCCAACATTTAAAAGACCTTCTTATAATTTAGGTTTTAAAAGATATAATAACAAAGGTACATTGTCAAAAATAATTGAATAAATGAAAATATATACTAATTCAAATAGCGCTTTTCCTAGTCAGGTAGTACCAGACGCTGAAAAAGCTTCAAGAGAGTACGGCTCTCAAGTAGCTTCTGCTATTGAAACTGAGTGGTTTAATCAAGGTAGAACAAACGGTAA